GTGGCTTGGTCGTTGTTCAGGGTGTCGGCTGGAGTTAAGTTTGGTTGGTCAACGAGCGAATAGGTGGTAGCTTGGACGCGGCGCTTGTATTCAGTCTCAAGTTCCGGACCGTCCGCCTCAAACTGTGGGGCGTGTACGGAATCGAAGCCCGGGTCTTCGAAGCGCAGTGCTGGTAATTTTTCCACCTCGTTCAAATAGCAAGTAGCGATCGCTGCCGTAACCTCGGCGGTTTCAGTGTACTCAAATTTCTTATAAAGGCCAATAAAGCGGGTTAGGTCGGCGATGTTTAACGGCTGCAGTTTGCCCTGTCGCATGCGGCGTGTCGCTAGCGCTTGGCTAACGACCGCATCGGGTAGTGTGACAGTGGTGTGGCACTGGCCACTCAGCTTGAATTCATGGGTGATGTAACCATCGCGCACGATGGTCGAGTGGAGAATGCCGTTGCAGCAGTTGAAACTCCGGCGGCTTAATAGAGGAGGTCGGCCTAGACAATCCTCCGTCAGGTGGTATGGGTCTAAAATTCGCATTGTGGGGACGATACACACAACGTCGTGGTTGGAGGTTACTCGTGTGGTGTGCATCTTAGCCATTAGATAGCCGTAATCCTTACGCAAGGTAATAAAAGACTCGTCATAGTCCCAGAGTGAATGGGTGTATTTCTCACCCCCCGGCACGCTCAGTGTCACTTGGTTGGACGAAATCATGGTGTAATTGGCTTCGCCATACTTTCCAGAAAGGGACGTAGGGCGGAAGCTGTACATTACAACAGGATTTCGCTCAATCAAATTTGCGAACTTCTGGTCGTCGAGGTAGTAATCAACATCAATCATACTGAGCAATTGTTTCTCAGTCCAGTCATAGTGTGTGGATTCAGACGGATTCAAAAGGTCTTTCCAAAAATACTTAAACTGTGTTCCCGCACATTTCTCGCGGGTGCTCTTCTGGTAGTCAAAACGAGTCAAAGACAATCGGGCCGCCATTCGATCAAATAAGTTGGTCGCGGCCCCGCGGGCAGCCGCCAGTTCCCCGTGTTTATGATCTCTTGTGGGGGCTGCGTAGCGTATTGAGGTAAGTTTAAAGCCTCGCATGATTTTAAAGTTGGCTTCAGAGCCGGGTATGCTCACCTGGCGAATAAACCAAGGCGTGGATGCTGGGAAATGGTGTAGCGCCGTTCGCACGACCCACCACCAAACCCAGTCCAGCATTGTTACTCGTCCAAGGGAACATAGTACCAGCTCGAGCGAACCCAAAACCACGCCGAGTGCTATAAACCAGTCCATGTAGCGC